ATATCTCGACCGCGAGCGCATGGCCGAATCCTTGCGGAAGATGGCGAAGGAGGGCACGGCACCTTCGATTTTCGACCCGGTTCTCTGTGAGATTGTCTATCGTTGGTTTTCGCCAGAAGGAGGAGTGGTGCTGGACCCGTTTGCCGGAGGGTCGGTGCGGGGAGTCCTGTCGTCGCGGCTTGGACGGAACTATGTGGGAGTGGAACTCCGAAAAGAGCAGGTGGAGGCGAATCGGGAACAATGGCGGGAGATTGGGCAGAGGCGATTCACAATCAGGGGGGACGTGGACATTGAAGGTGTGGTCAGGATAACCGACCCCTCTTGTGTCTCGGCAATCATGGCATTGCTCAGACCCTATCACAAGGAGGGGCTGATGGGCATGCTGCCTCCCGGTGCCTACAAGACGGCAATTGAGAATGGTGTCGTCTTGGGCGTTTTTGACGGTTCCGACCTTGAAGCCTTCGTGTGGTTGGAGAAGGGTCACAAGATAAAGCAGATTGCGAAGCGTTCAGGGGCGGCGAAGGGTCTGGGCGTGAAGCTGTTGAAGGCCGCTGAACCGTTCATGTCCGGGGATGTGTTGGAAGTCGAGGTGGTTGCCAAGAACGAGCGTGACATGGGGTTCTATGAGAGGCTTGGGTTTGTGCCCGTGGATGAGAAGGGTGACCGCGTGTTCATGGCGGCTCAGAGGAATGTCGTGAGTCATGCTTCTTGCGAACCGGTGTGGATTGCTGGAGACAGTTTGGACATGGACGCCCTTGAAGGGGTGCCTGCGGAGGTTGACCTCGTTTTCTCTTGTCCTCCTTACGCCGACCTGGAGGTCTACAGTGACGACTCTCACGACTTGTCGAACATGGAGTACAGCCAGTTTCTGGAGGCGTACCGGGCCATCATCGTCAAGGCGTGTTCCCGCTTGAAGGAGAACCGCTTCGCCGTGTTCGTCGTGGGTGAGGTGAGGGACAAGAAGGGCAACTACCGTGACTTCGTGGGTGACACGAGGTCGGCGTTCCGCGATGCGGGGTTGCATTACTACAATGAGTGCATCCTGGTGAGTGCTCCAAGGTCAGGTGCCATGCGCGGTGCTCGCTTCCTCCAGTTGGCGCGGAAGATTGTCAAGGTTCATCAGAACGTGTTGGTTTTCGTGAAGGGTGACGGTGTGGCGGCCGCGAAGGAGCTTGGCGAGGTTGTTGTCGAGGATGTCGAGTGGATGTCCGAGGAATGACTGTCTACGCCGTCTTGCTGTGCCAGAAGCCAGTATGTGGTACTTATGCCTCGAACTGCTTGGAGCAACGCTGTGGAGGGTTGTGGATTGATGGAGGGAGGGTAGAAGGGGGGAAACGGATGAGTTCAATAAAAGATTTCAGTGCGATACACGGTAACCGTTGGGGTAGTGGCGCATACTTGCCGAAGATTGGCGAGAAAGAGGTCCAAGGTCGTTGGCCAGCCAATGTGGTGTTGGAGGGTAGTGAGAATGTGGTTGCAGAGTTAGAAGGAAAGGCAAGTGGACGTGGTCATTTCCCGAAACATCCTAAAGCGGTGACGAAGGTTGCTTATGGCAAGTTCAATCCGTCGACGATGGTGGAGCGTGAAATGCCAGACGGAGGTGACTTGTCAGCAGCGAGGTTCTTTCGGAAGTTTGGAGTCAAGGCATGACCGTCTACGCCGTCTTGCTGTGCCAGAAGCCAGTGTGTGGTACTTACGCTTCAAATGTTCTGGAGCAAGGTTGCGGGGCATTGGTGATAGACGGGTGTAGAGTGGGAACGACGAAGCAGACCCCAGGAAGTCCGGCCAAGGCCCATCGCGGGTTTGAGGGCAAGGCGTTTGCCATGAAGGCCAGAAGTCGTGAAAAGACGGGGTTCAACGGCAACATTGGTCGTTGGCCAGCGAATGTGGTGTTGGGGCATGGCGATTGCCGTCGCCTTGGCACGAAGTCGGTCAAGGGAGACGGTCACTTTCCGGCGAGTAGGGGCAAGGGAGGTCTAAGCACATCGGGACATCATGGCCAAAACGGCTTGGATGAGCGTAACATGAAGGAAGAGAATGTGGTGGAATAGGAGTGTCAGCCAGGTTGTCCGGTGGCTGTCATGGACGGGCAGAGCGGCAGCAAGAAGACGGGGAAGTGGTGTCGCCAGCGGGACGGGGCGCATCCATTCGGAAACGCGAAAGGTAGTGATTACGAGAAATGGAACGAGATTGACGAACCGGATGGTGGTGCGTCCAGATATTTCAAGCAATTTGGAGGAGGCGACGGAAGCGTGAACATTGACGACATTCGGAACAAGGTGTTGCAGGGCGATGTCTTGAAGGTGTTGCCAAGCCTTCCTGACGACTGCATTGACGCGGTGGTGACAGACCCTCCCTACGGTCTGGAGTTCATGGGCAACAAATGGGATGCGCCTTGGCGTGCGAATTGGCAGGCGGGTGGTTTTTCCAAGCCGGGTATCGGAGAACGAGAGAGGCCGTGGCCGTCATTCTCCGCGACCCGTCGCTTTGGTTCCGCGAATCCGACATGCGCCAAGTGCGGAGGAAGAGCCAGGGGGGCCAAGAAGTGTACTTGCGAGAAGCCGGAGTGGAAACCCATCGGAAAACGTCGCAACGCTGAGAATGAAGGTCTGCCCGATGACATGACAGGGGCTGACATGACGACGCACATGCAGGTTTTCCAACAGTGGTGCGAGGCTTGGGCAAAGGAGATGTTGAGGGTTATGAAGCCTGGGGGTCACGCCGTGGTGTTCGGTGGAACCCGAATGTATCATCGCATGGCTTGTGCCTTGGAGGACGCTGGCTTTGAGATACGAGACCAATTGCAGTGGCTGTACTTGACAGGTTTCCCGAAGTCGTTGAATGTGAGTCAGTCTTTGGACAAGATGGCCAGGGGTTGCCCACAGGGCACTGCGGACCCGCAGAAGCGTGGGCGCGGCGAATTGCCGGAGCGGGTCGCGTTGGCGAGGGGAGGGGCTACTGGCAAGGCCGTGACCGGACTGACGAATGGCTATTCCAAGTTCGTGCCTCAGACGGAAGAGGCGAAAAAGTGGGAGGGGTGGGGTACGGCGTTGAAGCCCGCCTTTGAACCTATCGTCTTGGTTCGCAAACCTCTCTTGACCACCGTGGTTGCCAATGTCGTCCGGTTCGGGACGGGAGCCTTGAATATTGAGGGGTGCAAGGTGGAGGATGAAAAGGGAGTTCGGCGTTGGCCTGCGAATGTGGCTCACGATGGTTCTGAGGAGGTGGCGGCTGTCCTCGGTGACGGCATGAGGTGCTTCTACTGTCCCAAGGCGTCCAAGAAGGAGCGCAATGAGGGGTTGGACGAGAAGAATCTGCATCCTTGTGTCAAGCCGGTGGCTCTCATGCGGTGGCTTTGCCGGTTGGTGACGCCTCCGGGGGGATTGGTGCTTGACCCGTTCTTTGGCAGTGGCTCCACAGGCATCGCCTGCGTTGAGGAGGGATTCTCATTCGTTGGTGTCGAGAAGGATGTGGACTATATCAAGGTTGCCGAATCCAGGATTGAACATGCCATGAAAGGAGCAAGGGATGACTCTTGACGAGATTCGGAACAAGGTGTTGCAGGGTGACAGTCAGGATGTGTTGGCCGACTTTCCCGATTCAAGTGTGGACGCCATAGTGTGCGACCCTCCTTATGGTCTCGCGCAGGAACCTGACATGCGGGACGTGCTCAAGCATTGGTTGGCCGGGGACGACTTTGAGAATCGCGGGTCGGGCTTCATGGGCAAACTCTGGGACAGTTTCGTGCCTGGTCCAAACATCTGGCGTCAGGTGTTTCGGGTTCTGAAGCCAGGCGGCTACGTCTTGGCATTCTCGGGAACGAGAACCTTTGACCTGATGGAGGTGTCTCTTGAAATCGGGGCTCGGTTCGCGGAGCGGGACTTTGGCGTGAAGTGTGCCAGATGTGGCTACCTTGCATGGATTTACGGTTGCTTGACGGAAGACGCTGAGATACTAACCGAGTACGGCTGGAAGCGGGGCGTTGAAGTAGCAGAGGGCGAGCGCGTGGCTATGTGGAACCCCGAGACGGAAGCGATTGAACTGGGCTCCGTCGAGGAGAAGTTCCTTGGGCCGTTTGGTGGCGAGTTGGTTGCGTTCAAGAACGATAACACGGACCAGCTCTTGACCCCAAATCATCGCGTCTACAAGCGGAGTCGAATCAGGCAGGTGGTGGACGGCAAGAGGAAATCGTGGTTCGAGCGTGACTGGAACGCAGTGGAGGCGCAGGAGATAAATCGGTGGAATCCGGTTTTCGTGCCGCTCGCGGGTTGGCACGACGGCGACGGAATCGGTGGCGAGGAATATGCGCGTCTCTTGGCGTGGGTATGGACGGAGGGCGGGTTTGACCATCCTCCCTCCACTGGGGTACGGCTGTATCAATCTTCCACGAATCAGGCGCATGTGGACGAAATTAGTGCGCTCCTCGCCAAGCTCGTTCCGTATGCCAAGCATTACATGCGTGCCCGTACCTACAAGGGGCGTCCCTATACGGAGCACTCTTGGTTCTTTACCGGCGAAATGGCCCAACGTGTGAGAGCCGACTTGCCCGACAAGCACCCGACATGGGGCTTGCTGTGGCAGATGACCCAAGACGAGAAGAGGGCGTTCCTCGATGCGGCGATGAAAGGCGACGGCTCCAGCAAAGGCGACGGCAAGAGCTGGGCGTTCTACCAGAAAGACCTCGCGGACTTGGAGTGGATGCAGGCTCTGCTGCATTGCTTGGGGATGCAAGGACGCATCAATGAGCGCAAGCGTTGCGTTGCCTTGCACGACAATCCGGTTACTCAGTTTCAAGAGCGGCATCTGAAGGCGCACCATCGCGTTGCTTATGAGGGGCAGGTATGGTGCGTCAAAGTCGCTACTGGGGCGTTTGTGGCACGGCGTAATGGCAAGGTGTTCATTACGGGCAATTCTGGCTTTCCCAAGTCGCTCGACATCGGCAAGGCCATTGACAAGATGGGGAACAACTCCGATGCCGCCAAGCTCTGGGAGGGATACGGTACGGCCTTGAAACCGGCGCATGAACCTATTTCCGTCTTTGCCAAGGCGAATGAGGACGGCACCATGCCTTCCGACCCGGCTGAAGGCAAGGCGTGCTTCCTCTACTGTTCCAAGGCCAACGCCGACCGTATCGTGGGGGCGAGGCATTTGTATTGGCGCGATGGCACGACTCGCATTTCCAAGGATGAGTATACGAGGTTGAAGGCTGAGAACGAGAAGTTGCCTCGTGACCAGCAGGTGTCGCTGTTTCATGGCAACTCGCATCCAACGGTTAAGCCATTGGATGTTTGCAGGTGGCTTGTGGGGCTTGTGGCTCCGAAGGGTGGCTTGGTGCTTGACCCGTTCAGCGGGTCCGGTTCCGTGGCTTGCGGGGCCATCTTGGAGGGATGTGATTTCGTGGCGGTGGACCTTGACCCGTTTAGCGTCGAGGTGAGTGAGGCGAGGACGCATTACTTTCAGTGTCTTGGGGAGAAGGGTCTGCCGGAATCAATGCGGAAGAAACCGAAGGGGTGAAAGGTGAAGTGTCTTGCTCCAAGCGGCGTTGGGTGCGAATTTCTTGATATGGAGGGCGAGGGGAAACGGAGGATGTGCATGGCAAGCGACATGGCAGAGCGGCGTGACCGTCTTCGGAGGGAGACCTTGGCCAAGGCCATCTCCACGCCGGCCGGTCGTGAGATTCTAAAGGTCGTCTTGCGGCGTTATCTGCGTCCAGAGGTGGCTGGTCCGCTGTGTGACACCGTGGATGGCAAGTTGAGGCCAGAGATGAGTGACGTGAGGGAAGCCATATCGGATTCCATTCTCGATTCCTTGGGAGCCGGGACGATTGCGTTGCCGGAGGTCAGGGAACTCTTTGGATGCCTTGAAGGGAAGGAGGCCGCTCATGGCGCGGACAAAGCGTAAGCAGAA